GCCAATAACTCCGTCAGGTACACATCCAAGAGATTGTTGAAGAAGTTTAACTGCCCTGCCTGGGCCTGCGTTAACTGCCATTGAAAAACTAAGCAGGTCGAGTCCCCGAGGTAATACTTCTCCATAGCAAGGTTTCCAGTAGCGTTGTTCGTATAAGGGTGCTACATCGTCTTTGGTGAGGTTTTTAAGCGTGTTTACAGGATGCCCTACCCATTCTTCCCAAACTGCTTTAGTGACCCCTAAATTTGTTTCTCCACCTGCATCACCAGCAAGACCATGCACGCCTGTCCAGCCGCCTTCAGACCTTAAGACTAGGTCTAGACATTCTCTAAAATTATTCATTTAATGCCTAATTGACCATTAATCCACTCTTGCAAACTGACTAATTGCTGGGTCGTTTCAGCGCATTGTCCAATAAGCTCTGCGTAGGCGGTGTTTGCATTAGCGAGGCTGGAGGTTGTGGAAAGGTTGGACACGCTGCCGGAATTGGGCTGGCGCACCCCGTTAGCATAATACTGGCGCAACAAAGCAAGTTTCGCATCATATTCATCTTGAATTCCTTTAGTGACTAATTCGTGTTGTTTTTGAATTGACTCTACTTTGGCTTCTTGTTCTTTGGCGGCAATTTCAACTCCTTGTTTGTAATCCATGAAGTCACGATTGCGTACAGACCATCCAGCAGAAAAAAAACCAAGTAAAACAATAATAACCAATCCAATTTTGATGTAATTTGCATAAGGTATCATTGTGGTTCTGACCCAGACATTTGTTTAGCAGCTACTGAAGCTGCACCTGAACCTGAAACAATACCCAAAGCACCAGCTAACTCTGTGAGGCTTATTTCATGTCCTGCGTATATTAAATAAATTGCTGCACTTGCAACTACAACAAAACCTAAAGCCCAAGCCCAGCGTGCTATATCATGGGTTTGGTTATCTTTACCTGTAAGAATATGGGTAAATATTTCATTCATTTTGCGGTGAAATAGTGCGAAAGAAACCCTACAAAAGTGCTAACTCCTGCTGTAAGACTCATAATTGCCCACAATGACCCTTTAGACCTATTAGCAAGCTCAAGCAATTCTTCCATGCCTTTTTCTAGCTTGTCAATTTTTCTCTCCATAGCGTCTACCTGGGCTACAAGTTGTCCGTATTTAAAAAGGTCAATGTCCACTTTGCTACTCACTTTTTGGTTGTTGGTTTTTTGCGAGTAGTCGCTTTAGGTATTTTAACAGTCTTTTTAACTGTTTTTTTAGGTACAGGAAAAGGCCATTCTTGAAAATCAACAGAAGCCTTTGGCACAAAACCAAACTTGTCCATAATCCAAACGATTGAGAAATTCATTAGAAAGCCCCTCCATTAATAGTATAAGTACCAGCCGACAAGTAATTCAAAGTAACTGCGTCTTGCGCTAATGTAGGGTCTGCCATATTGTTAATTTGGTATGTACCCATATTAAAATTGCCAGCCATAGTAGTTTGACCATCGCTTGCAATAGATTGAGTTAATGAATTGGCAATGTCGCTTAATGTGCTATTTGCCCATGCTGAACTAATTGTTGTACCTGTGACAACTGGGTTGCCAGCAGGTAAAGAATATATACCGCTACCGTTACGACTCATTATTTAACTCCTTCTTGCGCTTGTTTAATTAATAACAACTGCGCCAATTTCTTTTGTTGGTCTGTAAGTTGTGGTGCTTTTGCCACTAATTGTCCTGCTTTATAAGCAGTTTCACCCATTAATCTAGGGCTAGTTGTTGCCATAGTAGCCGCTAAACCTGGCAAATTAGCTCCACCAGTCATAACAGCACCTAAACCAGCGCTAACATCAAGTCCTTGTCCAACTAAACCTCTAGGAGTCCAAGAATTAACAGCTTGACCTGCAATAGCTGGCATTAAATTTTGACCGCCTTGGTTCATTAGTTTATTAGCTAATTCTTGACGGAAACCATAATCAGTATTGACACTATTGCGTGTCAAAGACTGCAATTTTTTTAATGCAGTTTCTTGCGCTTTGCCTTTTCCTAATGACAATGACCTTTCAATTTCTCTTTCAAGTCCTAATGCTTTTTCATAATCTGCCATTGTTTTTGCATAATTTTCATCTTGAGAAACAATAGTATTTTTTACGGCATTACGAGTATTTGAAAGAATACGCTTGGCTTGGTCAGTCATACCTTCTGAATAAACATCATCTAAGCGTTGTTTTAAATCATCTAAACCGCCAGCAGTATGAAGAGTTGGTTTCTTTTCCCATTCATTTAAAATGTCACGAATTTCGCTGACTTTTTTCATTGTGTCAGGGCCAACTTTTGACGCTTCTTCGCCAATTCCTTTAGATTTTAAACTATCTAAAGTATTGGTAAATGCTTCTTTAATTGGTTTGAAATCTAAAAATACTTGGTTATTTTTTGTAGTTTCAATGCCTTGTTTATATGCTTGACTGCGTTGTGAACGCATTTCTGCCAAAGCGTCTTTAGCTTTATTAAGTACATCTTCCATTGGCACTTCATTACGCATATTTTGCAAAAATTCTTCATTGCCTGTTTTACCAGCTTTATATGCTTGACTAAATGCTTCTTCACCAGCACCAGTAGAAACACCAGCACCTTTACGCAACAAAGAACCTAATAATTCACCGCCTTTGCCAACTGCTGCTGGAATTGCGCCTAATGCAACATTTACTGGTGCTTCTGCAATTTTTTCTTTATAAAATTCTGTACCAGTTTTACCTGTTTCATTAGGCATTACAGCGCCTTGCAAAGCACTTGCGCCCATTGTTTGCAAAACAGGTGCAGCTTTAGCAAAACTAGGAATAGCACCAATAGCTTTTAATGAACCAGCAACAGGTGCAATGCCACCAGCAATTTGCCCAGTTAAATAAGAACCAGGGTTTGCTTCTTGGTATGGTTTCGCTTGCTGGGCATAATTTTGTGCTGCTGCACCACCAATATTTCCACCACTAGCTAATTGCGCTACACCTAATGTTGGGTCAATAATTCCTGATTTTAATGCGCCTACTAATGAAGACTCTAATGGTCTTGGTGTTTCTTGAACATTTAATGCGCCACGATTAATTGGTCTTCCAAGCGCTGCACCACCACCTGTTTCTCCAAAAGCACCAGCAGAAGCACGAGGCATTCCAGCATTAGGGTTTTGTCTTAAAACTTCAGCCTGTACTTGTTCTTGTGAAGCACCAGCAGGGCCTTCAATTTGGTATGTTTTGCCATCAGGGGCAGAAATTGAATATATTGGCATTATTGACCTATTACTGTAGCTTTACCCCACATACTTGGGGTTTGTTGATTTTGCATAGGTGCTTGTTGCATTTGTGGTTGAACACCTAAATTTGTACCTTGTACGCCAGCAGCAATCGAAATGTCATTTTGTGCTTGTTGGCGCATACGAGCTTTTTGTGCAACCACATCAGAACCATCTCCAATATCTGGGAAATAAGTTTTTCTGTTTGCTTCAATTTCATGGGCATTAGTGCCAGCACCAGTTTTAAAGCGTAAATATGCTTCAGTCCATTGGTTTTGCGCTTGTTTAGCTTGTTGTGCAGCAGATGGTGTTAAAAAGTTAAGCATTCCACCAGCCATTCCTGTAGTTGCTTGTGAAACTGGGCTATTAGGATTAAACCCTTTTGCGTAAACATTATTTAATTCATTGTTTGCGCCAACCATTTGGCTGTGAAATACAGCAGCTTTACCTTGTGATTCTGTTAAATTTCCTTTTCCAAGAATAGGTTGTCCATTAATACTTAATGGAGTAGCTTTTCCAGTAAAAGGATTAATTAAAACAGCGCCTTGTGGAGTTTCAACAACTTGACCTTTTCCAAGTTCAGCGCCACGAAGTCCTAATTCTCTTTCTCTTAATTTTAATTCTGCTTTGTCTTTTTCAGAAAGTTGTTCAGGAGCTTTTGGAATATTTGCAGCAATTAATGAAGGCACAAATTCTTTTCCACCATATTGTGCTTTTGTTGCAAGACCTAAAGCACCTTTAGTGTCGCCTTTATTTAAGGCTTCCATAATGTCTTGTTGTTCTTGTAATTTTTTATCACGCAATGCCTGTGCCAATGCTAATTGTTTATTTTCAGCGTTATGGCTTAAATAAGCACCAGCAGCAGCATTAAACAAAGGTTGTAATTGTTGCGCCCAAGAAGGTGCTACATAGCGACCAGAAATCACTTGTCCAGTAGGTTGCTGCGTACTATTTTGAGTAAGCAAATCTGCCATTTGCTGTTGGCGTGACAATGCCATAGCTTGTGGGTCAGTAGCTAATAGTGTTTGGTCAGTTAAAGAAGCTGGTTGTGCCATATTATTTCCTATTGAAGCAGACTAGCCAATTTTAATGCAGTTGGCGTTGTTGTTAATCGTGAACCTTCTACTGGTACAGTTTGTGCGCTTGGTAAAAACGCTGATTGATAATGCACAGTTGGTAATGTTTGCGTGGCATTTTTTTGGGTTGCAGCGCCTAAATTTTTTAATGCTGTTGCTAATTGTGTTGGGTTTGGCAATATAGAAGAAGTAGCTGTAGAACCATTTAAACCGACTGAAGACGCTTCAATAGGGTTTCCTAACCAATCTGTAGCTGGTAATCCATTTGCTCCTAATTGATAGGCAACTCCAATATCTCCACCACCAGCAAGACCTGTGCCTAATACAGTATTTGGAGCTAAAGCAGCAGATAAACCTGTGCCAGCACCAGCGTTTGCGCCAACAGCAGGTAATGTAGAACTTATACTTCCAACGCCACTTACTCCAGCACCAGTAGCAGCACCAGTAGCAGTTGTACCAGCAGCACTTAAATTAGCACCACTACCAGCAGCTATAGCAGGGTCTACTGTAATAGCAGAACTGCTAGGAATTGCAATACCAGAAGTTGAACCACCTGTTGTTGCTCCTATACTTGTTCCACCAGTAGAGCCGCTAATATCTGTTGTAAGTGCTTGTGAAGGAGAAACATAAGAAGATGGCGCTGTAATACTACCGCTTCCTAATGCGTCAATGGTATCTTGAGAAACGCCTGCGTTAGCCAAAGCGTCAGGAGTTAAAGCGCCTGAGTCAGCTAGACCTAATAATGTAGGGTCAGCAATACCAGCAGCTAAAAGTGCTGCGCCACCGACTGTAGCCCAACCGCCAGGAATAGCATTATTAACAGTTTGGTCAATAGAAACACCAGCATTACTAATGGGTGTAATTACATCATTTTGGACAATATTACCTACATCAGAAACAGCATTGCTAACTGCATTTCCAATGTCAGAAATAACTCCGCCACCCCCTCCAAATGGGGTGCGTTTTAATTCCCAAGTCCAGCCTGAATGTTTACTTCTAAACATTTTATAGGCCTAAAGATGACAATATAGAAGGAGCTGCTGCGGTAATTGCGCTAGAACCTAGTCCAAACAAACCACTTGTAAGGTTAGTAGATTGTCCTAAAGCTGCGTTATTAGCGGCAATTTGGGCGTTTTGTTGTGCTTGAGTAGCAGCATTATAGTCTGGGCCTGTTGTAGCAGCTTGTGTATAAGGCGTTACATAACCAGGATTAGAAGCAGTATTAAATGCAGCTAATTGTTGCAATGGGTTATTATAAGTCTGTAATTGTTGGTTATAGGTTTGTTGGTTAGCAGTTAAACCAGCATTAAGACCTTGTGTTGTAGCCTGTGCCAACAAGTTATTTTGGTTGTTGGCAAGCTGATTTTGGGCATAAGTATATGCCTCCGAACCAGGTTGAATACCTTGGTTTGCAAGTTGGTCATTAACCATTTGTTGCTGGTGTTGCAGTTGAGGTTGCAAAATTTGCATTTCAGCCGCTTGGTAAGTCTGTCCAGGGTTAATTCCTGTGCTTGGCAAATTAGTAGGGTTAAATGCTTGTGCGCTAGTGTTTTGCACATTGCTAGAAATATTGCCAAATGTATTTTGTAATGGCTGACTAAATGTTTGGTTAGCGGAATATATTGGGTTTCCGTTAGCGTCTGTGCCAGTTTGTACATAGTTTAAATTGCCATAAGGAGTAGACTGATTTACTCGGTTTGTGGCAGTAGCGGCTTGTGCGCCAGCTAAATTTCCAAGCGCTGTTTGCTGTGCGGCTTGCACATAAGGGCTAGTTGTGTTTGCATAAGGGTTTGTTGTCCCTGTAGCGTTTTGCCCTGCATTAGAAAATACACCTGTACCTGCACCCATTACTATCTCCTTATGCCCATTTACAATATTCTGGGCGCATTTCCAAAATTACCAAATCCCCTTCATCGTGTGCGTCTGGGATAATGGCAACATCTCGAAAACCAAGGTGTCGGTCTAGTCTTAGGGCTTTTTCATTGTTGCCTGCGACTGTGCCAATTATAACCTTTAATTTCAATATGTTAAAAGGGTAATGAAAGACTGCTTTTAAGAAACTTTTAGTAGCCCAATGATTACCCTCGCCATGCACATGAATACAGCAAGATTTACCAAAAAAATTACAATACATCACTACAGCACGAATTTTTCCATCAATCACATTACCTAAATAATGGGCATTTGACGCTTGTGGAAGATTATCCTCTGCCCATTTTTTAAGCAATTCCTGATTAGTTTCAAGCACTTACAGGACTCCGCCCTTCTGGAATACATAGTCGGTAGAAACCCAATGGAAATCAATTCCTTGCGACAACACATTCATATTAACTGAGGCAGAAAAACCAATACCTTGTACACCTTGCCAGTTTTTAGTGGTTAAATAGCCACCACCCCATTTGTTTAAGTCCCATTTACCGTTGTCCCAAGTGCCTACTTGAGTCAATCCTGGGTTAAAACTTAACTGACCTACAGGAGGTACTGTTTGAAAGTCGGTGCTAATGTTACATAAAACAGTTGGCACACCATTGTCAGATTGAATAATAGGGCGAATTAATGTAAATCGCTTGTTTTGTCCTGGACTTTCAAAATAAGAATAAGCCTGTTGTGCATTACCAAATATGTTATTGCCATTGTCGGCATTACTGTCCCAAAATTTGCCTACAAAACCACTTCCACCAAAATAAAGCTGGTCATTAAATAAAGCAAAACAAGTAGTAGAAATATCTGTAAATTGCGCCCATGCGTCTGTAATGGTATTCATTACATATTGCTGAGTGCCTGTGCTTGAAGGAATGTTAATAAGCAGCATGGTTTGGTCAGCAAAATAGCTAATTTGCCAGCCAAAATTGTCTGCATATTGGGCAATTTCTTGGTTAATTGCGTAGTAAATTTTGTCCGTTAAGTAAACCCTTGGGTTTAAACGGTCAGACTGTAATGCGGCTGAAAGAGGCACTAAACCTTCTTTCATTAATAGCAAAAGGTCGCTGCCAAATTTAAAAAAACATTTTCTACAAAATACTTCGCCAAATTGCCAAACACCGACTAATGACCATGTGGTTGCGTCAGAAGGGTCTCCGCCTTGGTAGACAATAACTTCACCATTTTTAGTAACAAATACTGCGTGGTCGTTTACGCCTTGTCCACCGTCAATAGTCCAAGTACCCATAGCTTGTAAAAAGCTACCATTTCTTGCAATACCGCCAAAGTCTAATACTTGTGCTGCGCCACCCAAAGAATTAACAGGCAAATACCAGCATTTAAGGGTGTTTTCTTGCGTGAAATATAGGCGGTTTTGAAACAAATTGACATTAATAAAAGTGCTAGAGTCTACGCCTGTAATTCCTAATGGAATATAAGTGCCTACAACACTAGCATTTCCGCTTGGCGTAGTCGCCATTGTGTAAGTAAAAGTTGTAGTACTAGTAACGGTAATAATGTAAACACCGTTGTAATCACTAGGAGTAGCGCCTGTAATAGTGACTTGGTTTCCAGTAATTAAACCATGTGCAGAAGAGGTTGTTAATGTAGCAACATTGCCTGTATGGGTAATACTAGAAATAGTTTGACCAGTAGAAGTCGTGGCAATTTTAAGCCATGAAGTACCGTTATAAACCATTACAGGGTCAGAACCATTACAAGCTACTAGGTAATAACCACCAATGTTGGAAAAGTCCACCCATTGCATTTTGTCGCTAGTAATACCTGTATAAGAGGTAGTAGCTGTACCAGAATTTGTACAGTTGTATATTTTTGTCCCTGCGGCAGCTAATAATTGCTGACCACTTGGCGCAGCATAAGTCATTACGGTGTTTACTTGACCTGTAATACCTGTGGAATATTTAGTCCAACCATTTCTAAGCCTAACATCAGTAGGAGTAGGCCAAAAATTAGTCAGGTTTACTGCGTCAGTAGGCGGCATTGCCGCCAAAGAGTCCCTAGCGTTCCAACCACCAACAGGCGCAGTTAAAGAAGCGGTTGTAGCAGTATTTTGCTGTGGCTGCATAATTAAGTACCATAGCCTGTATCTGGAATGTTAGCCCAACCAATAAGCACTTTGCTTGGGTTAGGATTAAATGACAAGTTAGGCGCACCTTTGTCATTGGCTTTAGCAATAGACAAATAACGCTGATAATCTTGCGTTAATGAAGTGGTGTCAAAACCTTTAATTTGGAAATATTTAAGTTTTGTATAAATAACCATAATACGACTGTCAAAGAAAGTCGTGTCTGAGTCATTGGTAAATTGTTGTAATGGTGTGCCAGTTGCAGACTCTGCCCAAGCATTACTACGGTATTCAAAACCTAAATACTCTTGAGTATTCATTGGAGGCCATACTTGGAAAGTACCGCCAAGAATACGCCAGCGAACTCGTGGGCCAGTTGAAATATAACCAGACTTTAACCATTGCCATTGTTGTGCATCTTCAGGGCCAAGCATTTCCCAATGCTTTGTTTTATCCCAATGGGTGCGGTCTGTAATGGTCTCAAAGTCAAAAGGAAGGGGGTAAATAGTCTGTGCAAATAAAACGCTATTTGTGCCTGTTAAAGATGCTTCCTGACTCATTGTTACGGTTGTAGCGTCATTTACAACAGAAACATAAGTGTCTTGGTTTACATTGTAGCCAGTAATGGAGTAATTAGTATTTAGTCCAGTAGTTGTGCTGACATTGGTTAATACATAGCTACCTTGTGTAGAAGTAGCTGTTGCATTAAGGAATTGGGTGTAGAAACGATACTCCTTCTCCAAAGTCTGCCAGTCATATTCTTTCAATAACTCGTAGCCAGCGCCATTCATCAATGCCAAAATTTGTTGGACATTGGTGTCAGAATTACCAGCTACATAGGTAGGTACTGGAAGGTTTAACTCTGCACTTACTTGTTGCACGAGTTGGAGCATCGTTTGGGACATATTAGGCCTCTACTGCTTTTGTTTTGCGTGTTTTGGGGGTTTTTTCCGCAACAGCAGCAAGTATCGCTGACATTTGTTCTTGCATTTGTGCCAGCTTCGCCTCTGTTTCAGCCTTAATTTTAGCATTTTCCTCTTTGAGTTGTGCTAATTCAGCATTGCGCTTGTCAATTTCGGCAGTATCTTGCGCCAAATTTAAGAAAGTGCGTGCTTTTTCTCTAAAGGAATGAGGACTCATGCCTGCAATCATGCCAATACGCTGTAATTGCTGGTCTGAACAGTTTGCGACATCTTCAACAGTACGGAATTTAATGCCTTTTAATTCCTCTGCTTGGGACATACTTACCAAAGGCCAATGTTCAATAGGTGTGCCAGTTAAATTCTGTTCACCACCCATTTTATTTTGGTATGCCGCCCATTGGACTGGAAAACGCAGTTTATGGCGGTCTTGGGCAATGGTGTCAATAATGTTTAATTGGTCGCCAGGGGTGTAAATTGTTACCCAGTCAGCATCTCTAAAAATAGGTCTGCCTTGTGCAAGGGTTTCATCTTTAATTTCAATAGGTTTGCGGTAAAACTTTACCGTCAATAGTGCGTCAGCACCTCGTACATCTGATTCAATAGCCATTTAATTCTCCTAAGGGATTAGGTTGTTAAAAGAAAAGGGACTCCCCTTTTGAGGGAATCCCTAGTTTACTACAGGGGTAAAACTTATACGCTTGCAGCAGAGAACCAAGCGCTATCACCAGAAGCCAAAGCAACGCCAGGTGATGTGTATGCACCACCAGTAGCAGCTACTTGGAAAGTAGAAGCATTGATAGCGCAAACGGTTGTAGAAGCAGAAATAGCAGCACCAGCTTGTGCGAATACATAACGCAAGCCTGTGTTACCAAAAGTCTCAGCACCGAGTGGGCCAAATGCTGGGATTGTTTCAACAGTAGAACCGTTGGTCAAAACGAAATCGACATTGGTAACACCGTTAAGGTTTACGCCTGCGATTGGGAGAGTACTATAAGCCATGATTTTTTCCTTTGTAAATTAAATAGACCTTTATAAATAGGGGTTTCCCCCTATCTATTAGTTGGTCAAAATGCCTTGTAGGAAGCGGTTAGAAGTTGTCAAGTTACCAGCCCAACCGTATAACTTCACGATTGCGTCTTGGTTAATTGCTTGACGCTCGCCACCGATAGGTACAAAGTTACGCTCTTTGTGTGGGCGTAGGAAAATGTAGTTGGTGTTCAAGAAGTACATTGTGTTAGAAGGCTGCTCATTACCATAACCGCCACCCAATACAACATCAGCAGATGTACCACCACCGTAGAATTTCATAGAAGCGAAACCAGCAGAGCCAGACTCTTCAGAAGTAATACGCTGAATAGCTTGGAGTGACTGTACATACAAGCTGTAGAAATTAGTGTCAGCAACAATCAAGTCAGCCTTGTCTGTGCCACGAACTAATTGGAGAGCTGTAGAAGTCATCTTAGATTGGATGTTAGAAGCTGTGATGGTTGTACCAGTAGTAGCTGTATTCTGCCAGAAAGCCCAGTTAGCAGCGTTAATACCACCGTAAGTACCAGATGTAGGAGTTGCAGAAACTGCAGCAGCCAAACCATCCAAATTCTTACCGCCATTACCTGTACCGTCTAAGAACAAGTCACCAGAAATACGGTTTAACAAGCGTGCTTCAGAAACTTGCATACGACCATCTAACAAGTCGATGATTGCTTCTTTAGAGCTGTTTTGCAACATTTCTAAGCCAGACATTGTAACTGCGTCAGCGTACTGAGCAATTTTGTACTGAGCAGCAGAAATTGGGCTATCTGGAGAAATATTCAATACTTCATAACCAGAGTAGCTGTTTGCATTGTTTGTATTTGGGTCGTTGTACATGATTTCTTCCAAAATCACATTACCACCTGAGAATGGGCGTACATTGCCCTTCTTGTCCAAATGCATCAAAATTGCATTGTTTTGTGTTAAGTTGTCTGCCAATTCACCGCTACGACTTTGGATGGTAGTAGCGATAATATCGGTAATTGCGCTATTTGCGAATGCCATGATATATCCTTTAAAAGTATGTTAATTAAACCCTGCCGCCCATTTCACCCATTTGGGCTGCAATAAGCGAGCGTCTATCCTTCGAATCTACCTTGTTTGCCACACCGCTAGGAGTAACGGATTTGGGGCTTACTGCGGCAGCTTTGGCTTTAGCTACTTGTTGTGCCTTTGATGTTTCTTTTTTAACTTGGGCAAGGAGTCGTTCTTGTTCCAGTTTAAAGACTTCATCATTCATACGCACAGCTTTTGCATAAGCCGTTTCAAGGTCTTGGGCCAATCCACGCTCAAGTAATTGAGCCATATCTTCCCTTACCGCCTCAAAGTGCGGAAACTTCTCCGCATTACTTCTAACTCTTTCAATCTCGCCCGTAAGACGAGTTTGTTCTTCTTGTTCTTTCCAGCCTCGCACCTGTTGTACTTCATTTTGCAAAGCCATTAGTTGCTGGTTCAACGCATAAGACTGTGGGTCTTGATACTGTTGTACTGGCGCAACACTTTCTTGCCCTAATTGTATTCCATAATCTTTTGCAAGTCTATGAAATAACTCAACCTTTTGATTGTAAGGTGCGCTAGTTAAAATCATGTGCGCCCTACCTAAGTTATTAATCCATGCGGCAGGATGAATATTTTGTTTTTGCAAATCAGGCATAAAAGGAGCAATAGCTTCTACCAAAGTCTTGGCATTGTCAGCCTCTTGTTTATAGGTAGAAACGCCTTTTTTGTATTCAGACTCACGCTGGTTAGAATATTCTGCTAATTTGAGTGCTTCTTCAGGGCTTAATTGCTGACCTGTTGTCAGTTTGTCCCAAATTGGCAAATACTCTTTTTTCCATGTTGTTGGGCGTGGAATGGCAGGTTTTACTTCTTCCTGCGGTTCTTCATCCGACTCCTCAGATTGAGCAGCTTCAACATTTTCGGCAGGTTCTTCACTATCTTCTGCGACAGTTTCCTCTTCATTGGACTCCTCGGCATTATCTTGTGCCACAGCCTGCGATTCTTCCATAGGTTCTTGTACAATTTCGTTCTCCTCTGGTTGTTCAAGGGCTGCATCCATTGCTGCTTCTAGCATACTTCTACGGTCATCACTCATGGTTTCTCCAAGTTGTCGGATTATCGGTAACTGAGCTTTTCATAAGCCATTTCAGCAATTTGACGCTTACGCTTCTCATTACTTTGACGGCTTAACTCAATCTTTTTGTGCTGCGTTGGTACATCGTTGCCTAATTCAATCATTCTGTGCTGCTTTAGGTGGCTTCTGTGCTTACTACGGCTTTCAATCCAACTACCATCTATTTGGCTTACATAGCCGCTAATATCAGATTGCACCATTGGCGCTTCTCTGAAAGTCATTTCTTGCTTTTCTTTCCACGCCTGTTCAGCTTCTGGACTACCTAGGGTAAACCCCCAAAACTCAAGGTAATAATCTTTATCAGACTGTTTGGCTTCTACATGGTTGCCTTCTGAATATCCACACTTAGGGCAAATCATTACATCCTCCTTAATAATTCTGGGATTTTGTCCCACTCATTTGGTTTGATTGCTACTACAGAGTCGTACCAGCGCCCATGTTTCCAGCGCCAGCAAACATAAGGGTCTTCAGGAAGCAACATAATGCACTTCACACCTAAAGCGCCAGCTAAGTGGGCTGTGCCTGTATCTGGGCAAATAACACCACGCATAGACTTCATGTGTCTTGCGGTTTCATACCAGTTGTTTTTCCAGCCTTTTGGCAATGGAATAAAGATGTCATTGCCATCGTAATTTAAGCTATAAGCGTCAGCGCCTAAAAGCCTACGCATTTCTTGCACAGGAATGGACTTGGCATAGTGCAAATGGCCTTTAGAAGCCATCCAATTAACACCTATTTTCTTTTCGATATTAGATGGTTCTGCGTCTAAATAACCTTCGCTTCCTACAATCTTATTGGCGCTTACAGGGAATAATTGGCGCACATGGGCAGGGGCGTGCATAGCAAAGTACGGCAGGGACATTGACCCAACCCAATAGTCTGCATTGAGAATTACAGGGTCATTAAAATCATTCGACAAATGGTCAATACACTCCATCTGACCGAATAGTAAATGTAGAGAAAAATGTTGAAAAACATAGACTTCCTTTGCGCCCCACGCTTTAAGCATAGGTAAAAATCTTGCCATTTGAATAATGTCGCCATAGCCTTGTTCCATTTGGACTACTATGGTTTTCCCTAATAGTCTTTCACCTTTCCATGTAGGTGCTGGCAAATGTTTATCGTGGCTTGCAGAAATAGCCTGTTTTACTTCTGGATGATAACGGTTCTCATATAGCCTAAATCCTGGCAATAAATGTCCAGCATGGAGAAGGTCTAAAGATTGTTTGTAGAGTGAGTATGGGCTTTGTGGCAGTTCGGTCATAAGAGCATTAGTAGGGCTTCTTCGTCATCTTGTTCAGCCCTTGCTTTAGCTTCTAGAATTGCAAGTTGCGCCATTGTGTCGGCAATTTGCTTTCTATACGCTATTGCTTGGGTTAATTCCTTTTCTTGTCTGTCAAGATTGGCGATAACCGCTTCTAAGCGTTTGACTTCGACTGACGGTGTATCAATCCTAATCTCTTGTTTTAATTGTACTTTATTTTTCTTTGTTTGTTGCTTTGGCGCAACAGGGTCAATTAAATCCTTAAAGCGCTTCTTACGAGCCTCTCCATCTGCCCTGCGAGCCTCAATGAGTTTTTCTTCGACTTGTCTGCGCTTACGGTCTAGTGCTTTAGCCCGTTCAATTTCACGCTTGGTAAAGCCATCGTGCATATCCATGCCGCCACCAACGGTAGCTTGAATATCACAAGTGTCATTGCCGTCTACAGCGTAAATTGAGCCATCTTCTTCAATTTGGCCTTCAATATCGGCTGTATCATTGCCGTCTGTAGCGCTTATAGAACCGCCTACAAGGGCTTGTGCGGTAAATGTTGCGGTATCAGCACCATCTGTTGCCGAAATAGCACCAGAAACGGCTACAGCGCCCGTTAAAGTAGCTGTATCTTGTCCATCAGTTGCTTGAATATAGCCAGAAACGAGTTCTTGGGAGTAAATTGTGCAGGTATCTGTGCCATCGGTAGCAGAAATCGTACCTGTAATGGCTACTTGGGCTATTAAAGTCGCTGTATCATTAGAATCCGTTGCAGATATAGACCCCGTTATTAACGGAAGTGCTATATCTGAGATTGGTTGGTTTGATAACGGATTAAAACCGAGCATTTATTACTCTTCTAAAGAGGCTTTCAGTCTAGCAATAAAGGCTTCTTTTCCTACGCCAAGTTGGTCTAGCGAGAATTTAGCAGAATCTATTTTTCTATCTAAATCGATGCAATGGGAAAACAACATTTGTTGTTTTTGAGTCAAGTTTTCGTATTCGTATTCGACTCCGTCTATAGTTATTTGAGTGTTTTTCGTGTTTTTACTCATATAAACTCCTTGGTTGTACTACGGTTAAAAATTACTTAGCGATTGCTGCTGTAAAAGGCGTCAAATCGTTAGAACCATAATATTCTGCACCTTTAGCAATTTGTATTTTTAAATGGTCAATATTGCGTTGTTTGCAAGCTGCCCAATCTTCATCAGTCATATCTTCAGGCTTGCCAGCGTTAAGTAGGTTTACGCTATCAAGTGCTGCGGAATAATTTCTTGCCACTTCTTCTTTAGTAATCTCTACCATGTCAAACTCCTTTTAATAATCTAGTTAATCCAATAACTGTAATGCCATATTTTGTTGCATCTTTGTTAATCCAATTAGCAACAGTTCCGTATGGCTTATTTAAATACAAAGCCAAGTCCCCTACACAGCTAAATCTTTGTCCATTATATTCAACAGTTTTAGCATGGTGGTGTTTACCGCCTTGTTTTGCGTTAGAAAGTTTAGCCCTAGTTTCTAAACTTTTAACTCTGCCTTTACTAGCTTCACCTACTTTTTTTCGGTGTTCTTCACTTAATGGCTTACCTTTGTTAGCTTTTAACAATGCTTCTTTTGTGTGTTTTAGCATTGGTTTACCATAAGCATGGTGCTTTTCACCCAACTGTGCTTCTGTTATTTTGCGTTTTGCTTCTTCTGTATGGCGATAACCACTTGGACCTTCACCACCATCCGTCTTATTAGCTAACTTAACACCTAAACGCTTTAATTGGTCAATCCGTTCCTGCTCTGCCAAAAACAGCAGTTCTTCATCTTCATGCCGACATACTTCACGAACAATAAATCCGCCAGATTTACGCACAATGTTATTCCAATGGGCGTTTCTGCGGTGTTTGGAGTGCATACGCTGCTCAGTACCCTTGCCGACATAGAAAACGGCATTGGTATCAGGACGGATATGTTCGTAAATGTAAAGCATTAGTCGTAATTGCGTTGTACTTCTTGTTCAGGTGTTAGTTCTAACATTTTATTTTCCTAATTGTTGTTTAAGGGAATCTATTTCTGCTTTAAGTTCTTGAATTGCTTTAACCAAAATATTATTAAAATCTACTTCATAAGAAAAATATCCTTCTTCTCTTGAAGCAACCATAGAACCTGAAACCGCTTGTTCCATTTCTTGTGCAATAAAACCAGCATGAGTTGTTGTTAAATCATTTTTATATTTAAAATATCTAGGTTTCATTGCTAATACTTCAGCTAAACCTTTGTCATAATCAACAATATCAGTTTTTAATCTTTCGTCTGATGTATATGCTTGAACTGTTGTGTTAATAGCATAAATTACACCAGAATTGCTTACCGCATATTTTCCAGTTGCTCCGTTATAACCACCAAATAAATCTGCCGTACTAGATTGAACCTCTACCGCAGAAGCAGAAGTAGTTTTACCAACCGCCATTAAACCGCTATTGTTTACAACAACTCTAGGATTACCATCACCATCAGATAACACAATGTAATTACTTGCTGTACGGATGTCTAGACCGCCTTGGTTGCCGTTGTACATTCCAAGTACAGAATTCTTAGAGCCTGTGCTAATGTTTGCACCAGCACCATACCCAACTAAAGTATTGCCTGAACCACTTGTTACATAGTAACCAGCTTGCATACCAAGAAGGGTGTTGGTAGAACCAGTTGAAAGACTGAATCCTGCTTGTGAACCTACTACTGTATTTTGAAATGCCGTAGCAGAAGCACCACTATAACCAGCTTGATAGCCTAAATAGGTGTTCCAAATGTTTCCTGTGCCTGTTGCGTTATACCCAGCTTGATAACCTACTGCTGTGTTGTTGGAGGCGGTGGTGTTTGCTTGAAGTGCATAATATCCCAAAGCCACATTTGAAGCTCCTGTGGTATTACTAAATCCAGCAAAGTGACCAACAGCAGTATTTCCTATTGCAGTTGTATTTGAATAAAGCGCTGCATCACCAACAGCAATATTTTGACTACCAGTTGTGTTTGCTTGTAAAGCAGCATTTCCAAAAGCGTTATTTCCAGTTGCAGTTGTATTAGCTTTTAATGCTTGAAACCCAACAGCAGTAATTCCACCAGTAGTATTGCTATAGCCAGCTTGATAACCTACTGCGGTGTTGTTATTTGCAGTGGTGTTTTGATTTAATGCAGATTGTCCAACAGCCACATTTGAACCGCCAGTAGTGTTTGAATTTAATGCACCCAAACCAAACGCATTATTGCTACTACCAGTAGTATTTGCTTGTAGTGCGTTGTAACCAAAAGCATTATTAAATTGACCGCTTGTGTTAGCTTTTAATGCTTGAAAACCAAAAGCAGAAGCGTAATCGCCAGTATTTGTAGCTGCTAAAGCACCACTACCAACAACAGTAGAATTTGCAGCACTACCACCACCCTTACCAACAGTAAGACCTGATATAGAAGCGTCTGAGGAAGTCGTTAGGCTAGTCAATGACATACTTGCGCCAGCACCAATTAACTGAATTGGAGTGCTAGAAGCGTTACCTATCCAGACTTTTTTGTCTGTAATATTAACGCCCATTTCGCCTTGGGCGAGAGTTGAAGGCGAATTGCCAGTCGTTACGCTATTTTTTAGTTCGATTGTCGTTGCCATTTGCTATCCTTTAGAAGCTACCACCGTTAATTGTAATGCCTGTAAGGTCGATTGTCCCTCCTAAAGTCAGACTTCCAGAAGATGTGACCGTACCGCTTAAAGTTATTCCATTGACTGTTCCTGTGCCAGAAACACTTGTAACTGTTCCTTGTGGGTTTGACGCAGTTGTAATGTTTGTTACACGCCCATAAGTGTCTACTGTTACTACAGGAATTAATGTACTTGACCCTGTTGTTCCTGCGGTGACTATTCCGCTGGATAAATCCAATACAGGAGTTGTGCCACCTGTGCTGGTTATGCGTCCTGAAGTACCACTAACAGAAGTTACATAAGTGCCAGAAGGCTGTTTATTGTTAAATGTATTCCAGTCTGTGCTGGTTAAATAGCCATTGGTTGTGCTATTGGCGGCTGCCATGCTAATTGCAGGAGTTGTGCCACCGCTTGAAACTACAGGGGCAGTACCAGTAACAGAAGTAACACCTGTGTTTGCAATGCTAATTGAGCCTGACCCATTGGTTACGCTAATACCTGTACTAGCAGTTAATGTTGTGCGAGTAAACCCTGTGCCATTACCAATGTCCAAAGCGCCATTAGCAGGGGTAGAGGTTAATCCTGTGCCACCATAAGCTACTCCAACAGCATTACCTTGCCAAGAAACTGGGCCTGAAATACTGCTTGAAGAATTAAAATTTAAAGTGGCAGTACCCCAAGAAACTGTGCCAGGCACATAAGAATGGACATCCCAAGTGCCGTTTGTTGTGCCATTAGTTAATAAAATTAAATGGGCAGCGCCACCAGCTTGCAAGGCTAATAACGAGGTTGTGCCGTCATGTGCATTTAACTGTACAGAAGAATAGGTAATATTGTTATTAAAGTAATATGTGTCGCCAACCGTTAATGTAGTGGCATCAGGCATATTAAATGTCTGAGAAGTCGTTGTGCCTGTAACTACTTGGTATTGCGCTGAAGCAACAGTTAAATTAATTGGCGTTGCAGAAGACGCTGTAATTGTTGTATTGGGAATAAAATTATTGGCAAATACATTACCATTGGTGTCCTGATATACGCCTTTGGCGGCTGGCATATCGCCCCATACTGCAAGCTGACCACCACCAAAGCTAACTAATGACCCTGCATTGCTAGACGCTAATACTGTCGTTCTAGCTAATGTGCCGCTACCGACTGTGCCAATGCCTACTTCCCAGTTTGTCGTTTGGGTTTCATAAATACCGTAATAGGTAGTATTTCCGCTGCCAATAGCAGACCCAAATGACTGGTAACCTGTTACAGCACCAGCAAGCGTCAGAGTGCCAGTACCGCTAGTAGTACTTGTTTCCTGGACTCTATCTTTAATAATTAAGGCCATTATTTAGCCTTATTGGTTAGCACGAATAATAGTGCCAGAAGAAATAGAAACAACCTGAGTCGTGTCAATAGAGGTGTTATTTAGGTTCATATCGCAACCAGTCAATCCTACTGTGCCATCCATAATAACGGTAGAGTTATCAGACTTAAATATACGAAAGAATTGCGCTGTACCTGTAGCGACTGCTGTGCCGTTAGCAACCGACCCTAGGGTAATAGTACCGTTGCTGTCAGTACCAAAAGACCCAGTAACAGTAAGAGAAACCAATAGGGTTTGACTTGTAATTGCAGTATTGGCGTTAGCAGGTTGCGTGCCTTGGTAAATGCTAATAATAGCGCCTGAACCAGCATAGGTAATTAGACCCTGTTGTTGGGCATCACGAGTGCCATTTGAATACTTGAGGTTTGAAGACATTAAATAACTCCTTGGATTTTACCGTCAGGGCCACGCACTACTTGTTTTGGGCGGTTATGGTTTTCGTTAATTGTATTGATTAATTGACCTAAAGTCTGTGTCATCTCTTGGTTACTCTTAGAAATGGCGCTTGCAATAGGCGCTAATGGGTGTTCCATAGAAGCAGCCATATCTTCTTCATTCATATAAGCTGTTTCACCGTTGTCATCTGCGGCAGAAATGCGTGCTACTTCAATCTTTGCGCCATTGTTAATGTGGGCTAACAACACTTGCGTATTGCGTTCCATATTCATCTTCATTTGCGCCAATCTTGCTTCCATTTCCATTTCAGCTTGGTTACGCTGGGCTTCTAACTGGAATTTAAGCTGGTTTTCTTGCGCTTGGTACTCTTGTTTAGCCTTCTCAAGTTGCATTTCAGCTTGCATTTTCTGCATTTCTAACTGGTTTTGAGTCTGCAATTCTTGTTGCTTGGCTTGCATCTTCATTTGTTCCAGTTGCATTTCTTGTTGGAGTTTTTGCATTTCAGGAGTAGGCGGTTTAGGCTGTCCTTCAGCTTGTTTAGCTTGAGTACGCAATTTGTCAGCAGTTTCGTCAATCAGACCTTCCAAAGACTTTCCAGCTTTAAACGCAGTTGCCGCAAATTTAAGCATTTCCATCAATAATGGCGCTAATTCAGGGCTTTGTGTAGCGGCTGGTACTGCTTGTTGCATAAATCCGCCCATTGCTTGCAAGAATTCCATTCTGTCCTGCTTTTCCTGCATTTCGTCTTGGAAAATCATGGAGTCAGAGGTGACTTCAATACGGAAAGTCTTGCTAACTTCGTCTTTTAGCATCTCCAACGCTTTTGGAATTAATGCTTTGTCCTCATCAGACATTTGCATTGCGCCAGAAATCTTAACAATGGTGTCTTCTGTGAAATGTTTGCAAATAATCTGCGACTTAATAGCAAGCAGCGAGGTTGCGAAATCAACAACAGCGTGTTGCATAGTTTTGAGGCGACCTGCTGCATTGTTTGACTTAATGATTTGTGCGCCAAGGGTTTCATTAGGGTCTGTTTGACCACGCTGAATGTCGGCAATACCCATCAACTCATAGATTTGACCCTTAACATTGTCCATTGCTTGGTAGCAAGACATCAATGCTTGTGCAAATGGGGCAATATCGACCAAATCTAATGCACCTTTGAGTCCTTGTTTCTCGGCAAATGCTGTCCAATTCTTTACTGGAATCAATACATTAGACTCATTACCTTCAGAAAATAGTCGCTGGAGTTCAGAAGCGGAAGAGTCGTATAAACCACGAATTTTCAACGCACCAATGAGTCCGTCAATACGGTCACAAAGGTCGTCTAACTCTCTAGCTTGGTCTTGGTAAATAGTAAAGTCAGGAATAGGCTCAAGACTGTCAGTAGTCAATGTAGCGTATAAAGGTTTAGGGCAAGGAAAGAAGTTTTCCAACTCTAATGGGTCTTCTCTTTCATCAAGAATTTTGCCCATTGACTTAGAAATCCACAGTACTTTGCCTGTTTCTTTGTCCCAAATCTCATAAATCTGCGCTTGGTAGGCTTGGTCATCATTCTTGGTATAAGACTTGCCTACTTGTTCAGGCTTGGTGTCTAGTGGAATCTGTTTACCTAATTCCTCGCCAAAGCGTTCTACAAGCGCTGTACGGTTTAAATAGACCTTACGCCATACTGCGGTGACTTCTTCCCATGTACGAGCTACTGTATGCCCAAAATCACGCCAATGGACATAATCTACAGGGCAGCACTCGTATTCAATTTCTTCTTCAACTTCGCCAGGTTCGTTATCTTCTTCCTCTGGCATTTCACCTTCAAGCGGTTTGCCTACATCGCCTTTTCCTTCAACATAGCTAGGGTCATAGGCTTGTTCAGCGTCAATGGTTTCAGTTAATTCAAAGCCATCTTCAGGTTCTTTTTCGGCTTTTGCCATGAAATGCGGTTCATAGCGCACCCATGCTGTGCCACGACCACCTAAAAGACGGTCAGTAACACAGTTCACCATAGCTGACTTATAGTCGCCATAGTGTTCAATTTCAAACTCTAATGCCCTTTCAAGCATGAGTGAGGCTACTCGACCAATAGGGTCGTTATCTCTAAACCTACGGCTTACATCTGGGCGAGGAAGTCTTGCAAATATCGATGGAGTAATCGTTTGGACATTTGACCAAAGAATATTAAAGCGTGCATTTGGGTTGGTTTTGTTGCGACTATCGTCTTTGTACTTCTTTAAAATCTTATCAACACGAGCTTCCCAGAGCTTATAACTGCGCTCATAGGACATAATGCGGTTGTACCAATCTTCGTAGCTATGCGCTACCTCGCCTCTTAATTCAGACATAGAAAGCCTTATGAGAAGTTGCCTACAGCAATTACGCTAGAACCTGCGCCAGTTGTTACTTTCCAAGGGCCATTTAATGATTGAGCCTCAACAGTAATAGAATATACGCCTACAGGTGCTACAGGCGGTACTAACAAATAAGAAGTAGAGCCGTCAATAATAGTGACTGAGCTTGTGGCAGAAGTAGTTACGGTAGCAATAACACGCACTAATGTGTCGCCTACTGCGCCTGAACCGCCTAAAACTTGAGCAGTTGTGGAAGGGGCTACATATTCGTATGTTGTGCCAAATGGTTGTTGTATGCCTGACATTTAAATTCTCCTGTTGTTTGTGGTATTTTTAATATCCCACATATCGTTTAAAGTTACATCTGTTTCGCCCACAAACAAGCCTTTAATAGGCTCATCCTTGGTCATTATCTTTTCTTCCACTCGCCAAGCAACCGCTGCCATTCTGAAAGCATCTGCAGCATGACTTGTCCAGTCATGGCGAGGTTTATCTCTAAACACTTTCCTATCTTCGTCATACTCTCTTTGATACTGTCGTAATGACTCGATACCATCCTGACACCTTTCTGCGTCAAACCAAGACTTCATCAGCGCCATACGAGTTGCTTGAATTCCGTCTTGAAGTCCTAAATTTGGGACAATTTTCATTGATTCTAACGGAATTTTAACAGAAAGTTGTTCAATTATTGACTTTCCACCACTTGCTAGAGTTTTTGCCCTTGCGTCATGGGGCAGATAATGTATGCCATATTCATAGCCAAACTCTGCTTGTTTCGCTTGAATTAGTCCTGTATAAAAAGGGACTGGCTGACCATTGCTTCCATGGTAGTCAAGGAAACGAATTTCTCCCCTGACAACTTGCCACCACCAAATGCTAGTATCGTCTGAATAACCCAAGTCCCAGCTTGTATTAACTTTATACATTGGGTCGTAATCAACCTTGGTAACTCTGCCACCATCGGTAAGCTGGCGCATTTCTTTGCCATAATAAGCACCCAAAATAGCTGACTCAAAGTCACACTCAAACTCTTGTAAGTATTGGTCTTGTGTCATAGACCTAGCAGCGTCAGCTAATTCTTCTTTAGGCAATAAGCCAGTTTGACTAGCTCTTAAGGTCTTGGCATACCAATCGGAAGATTTGGTGGCGTTATTGTATATGTCCCAAAAGGCATTATGACCTTTGGGCGTTCCAATGAAAACTGCCCAACCGAGTCTGTCTGCCAACAAAGGCCGAATAATCTCGCCCCAAATACGAGGGCGCATATCTGCATACTCATCTAGGACAATCCCATCAAGGTATAGACCACGTAAAGAGTCAGCATTATCAGCACCAAACAAACGAATCCTTGCGCCATTTATTAGTTCCACCCATAGTTCAGATTGATTAGCTTTAGCCATTACAGGCTTACTAAATCTTAACAAGTAGTCCCAGGCGATATTCTTGGCTTGGCTGTAATATGGTGCAACATAAGCGTAGCGACCATCTTCTTTGCCCTCTATTAGTGCCTTGTAGATGAGTTCATTAATGCAGCTAACAGTCTTACCGCAGCGTCTATGTGCGACTATGACTGCCCAACGCTGTTCTCTATTGTGGAAGTCTTCAAATACATCCCTAGGCTTATAGTCTAGTTCAATCTCTATTTCTTCCAAGACACCACCATGCGTTGTGGGGCTTTCTCGTCGCCTACAACTTCAGTCCTAGCAAGTTTAGGCACATGGTATTCCATAACAGTTTGTAACATACCAAATGCTTTTTCAGGGTTTGGCGGCACTAACCACTTTTTAGTGTCAGGGTCTTGTTTGCCATCAGCAACGGCTGTAAGCCATTCTTCCATTTTGTGGGCATTACCCTCAACAAACTTAGCAATAGCCTCACGAGCCATCGTAGTGCTTTTATTAGGCACTCCAGGCTTTCTACCAGCCCTATTTAGGTTGTCTTCAACAGATTTCGACAGTTTTTTGTCCATACATTCTCAAGTGATTGATTTGTAAGGCTAAATTGTAATACAGAATTTAGAATGGGTCTTTTACTACTTTATTCATTTCTTTAATCAGCATATCTCTACGCTTATTACGCTTCTTTTCATTCTTTTCTAGCGTGGACTCTTTATGTTCTCTCAATAAAGCATCTTTTTGCTTGTATTCGTGTTTCATGTGTTTCATTTGTGAAACTTCTCCAACTCTAAAGCTAATCTAGCCCTACGACCTTCTTTGCCTTTTGCTTTGGCGGCTTTTTCT